CACATATCAGTTGATCGGCGGCACTGATGACAATGCACCTACTGACGGTGAGTTACAAGCTGCTTGGGATATTTTCAAAGATTCCGAACTGTACGATATTACATTGTTCCCAGTTGGTGGCGTTTCTCATACTGTTGCAAAGTACGTTGTTGATAATATCGGTGAATATCGCCGTGATTGCGTTGTGTTTGCTTCCGCTTCTTTGGCTAATGGTTCTCCTATTTTTGGCACTAGCGCAACTAAGTTGTCTGATGCTACTGCATTCAAAACTGCAATGGGTGACTCTAGCTACGCATTCTTTGATTCTGGTTTTAAATATCAATACGACAAATACAACGACAAATACCGTTGGGTCGCATTGAACAGTGATACTGCTGGTCTTGCTGCTCGTGTTGATCAGACACATGAGACATGGTATAGCCCTGCGGGTTATACAAAGGGCCAAGTCAAGGGTGTGACTAAACTTGCATGGAATCCTAACCAAACTGAGCGGGATGCACTGTACAAGCAGTCTATTAACTCCATTGTTACCTTTGCAAATCAAGGCACTATCCTTTTTGGTGATAAGACTGGTACCACAAAGCCAAGCGCATTTGATCGCATTAACGTGCGTCGTCTTTTCCTTGTTTTGGAAAAATCGATTGCCCGTATGTCCAAGTATCAATTGTTTGATTTCAACGATGAAATTACTCGTCAACAGTTTATCGCTGCTGTGGAGCCTTACTTGCGCGGTGTGCAAGGTCGTCGTGGTATTAGCGCATTTACTGTTATTTGCGACAAAACAAATAACACTGACGCCGTTATTGCTGCTAACGAGTTTGCTGGAAAGATTATCGTTATTCCTAACTACAGCATCAATGGCATCACACTTACATTTACCGCAGCTAATGGTTCTGTATCTTTTGATACAGCCGCATCTGTTTAATTAGAAAGAAGAAAACAAAATGGCAACACGTATTGACCAATTCCGAGCAATGTTGTCTGGCGGGGGCGCTCGTCCCACCCAGTTCAAAGTTATGCTGACATTTCCTGAGTGGGTTGCAGGTAATGATGCTGCAGTTAAGGGTGAGTTTTTAATTAAAGCTACAACTTTACCTGCATCGACTATTCAACCTATTGATGTGCCTTTCCGTGGTCGCCCAATTAAACTGGCTGGTGAGCGTGTATTCCAAAACTGGACAGTCACCGTGATTAACGATAACGACTTTTTGATTCGCAATGCTCTTGAGCGCTGGTCAAAGGGTGTGTTGGATCATCGTACTCTTGTTGGTCGTTTGCAGCCACAGTCGTATGAGCGTGATTTGATTGTACAGCAATTGGATCGTAATGACAACCCAATTAAAACATACAAAATGTTTAATTGCTGGCCTCAAGCAATTTCTGAAATTCAGTTGGATTTTGGCGCATCTACAAACATCGAAGAATTCCAAGTTGAATTCTCCGTTGATGAGTGGGATACGATTTAATTTCTAACTATAAATAAGTGATTAACATCATTTATTTGGAATTGAATGGCACAGACTACAGAACAACTTGATAATACAGGCATGACCATCTTTGGCTTTCAGATTAAGAGAGCCAGGGATAACCTACAGCCTAAATCATTCCTACCCGCCGATAATCAAGACGGGGGAATGGTTATTGACACGAGTGTTGCTGGTACTGCTGCATACAATTCGTTCTCAATTGATATTGACCCATCCTCTGCCGGTGGCGAGGGTGAGTTAGTTCGTAAGTATCGTGAGATTTCACTTATCTCCGATATTGATATGGCAATTGATGAAATTGTCAATGAAGTGGTTATTTACGACGAACAGAAACAACCTGTTACCTTAGATTTTACAGAAGATGTTGCTAAGGGCATGTCGGAAAAGACAAAAGATATTATTATCGAAGAGTTTGATGAAGTTTTGCGTATGCTGAACTTCCAAGAAAATGCGCCTGATATTATTCGTAGTGCATATGTTGATGGTCGCATTGCGTACCACAAAGTATTAAATAAAGATAACCCCTCTACTGGGGTTATTGAGTTGCGCCCATTTGACGTTGAACGTCTAAAGCGAGTTGTAGAAATTCAAAAACAAAAAGACCCAAAAACACAAGTTGATGTTGTTGTTGGTCAAAAAGAGTATTATGTTTATGCGAATAAAGGTAGTACGCTTGGTGCGCAAGGTATGGGATTAAAAATCTCTGTTGATGCTGTTGCTTATTGCCCATTTGGGCCTATTGATAAAAACAGTGGTAATGTGTTGTCTTATTTGCACAAAGCAATTCGCCCACTAAATCAGCTTCGCATGATGGAAGATGCTGAAGTTATTCATCGTTTAGTTCGTGCGCCACAACGACGTATTTTTTACGTTGATGTTAACGGCATGACAAAAACTAAGGGTGAGCAGCATATTCGTGATGTTATGTCACGATATAAGAACAAGCAAGTTTATGATGCCTCTACTGGTGTTATTCGCGATGACAAAAAACATACTTCTATTTTAGAAGATATTTGGTTGCCGCGCACATCTGGTGGTAAGGCAACCGAAATTACTACGCTAGATGGTGCTGGTGATTTGGGAAGTATCGAGAACGTTAAATACTTCCAGAATAGATTATATCAGTCTTTGAATATTCCTATCTCTCGTTTGAGTGGAAATCAGAGTGCGTTTAACATGGGTAGAGAAAATGAAATCTCCCGCGATGAAATTAAGTTTTCTAAGTTTATTGATAAACTGCGTCGAAAGTTAAATAGATTATTCTTAGATATTCTTGAAACCAATATTATCTTAAAAGGTATTGCGACTTCTGAAGACTGGGAAGCAATCAAGCCACATATTACATTCAACTATGTTGCTGATAACTTTTACTCTGAGATTAAAGAATCTGAAATGCTTAAAGAGCGTTTGTTAAGCGTTCAATTAGCTGACCCTTATGTCGGTAAGTATATCGATCGGCGTATGGTGTTGCGTAAGATTATGCGACTCACAGATCAAGAGATTGAAGAAATGGAACGGTCTAATCAAGAAGATATGCTGGTGCAACAGAAACTTGAAATGGATGTATTAAATAAATATGGGATTGACCCAAATAACCCAACTGGAGCGACAGAATGAAGTTAGTAGAACAATTTGAAACATTGAATATTGAAGAAGCTAAAAGTGTAGTAATGCAAGAGCTTAGTCTCCGTGCGTTACGCGCAGCGTCTTCTATTAGTGAAGGTGTGGAAAAGGTTCCTGGCCGTTATTACATCCATGATAAGAGTAATAATGTCGTTGGTAACCCAAAAGGTTATGGTACTTTCAAAGGTGCTAATCAACAGCAAAATAAACCAGGTTCTGCTGCACATAAATCCATCTGGGATGAATTTTACAGGCACGAAAAAGAACATGGTAAAGAAAACAATTTGGTTAGCTCAATCAAGTTGCACGAAGAAATTGATACCGTAGAAGAAGCGACTCGCCCATATGGTTATCACGAGTCAAACCCAAAAATCGATCTTCACAACAAACATAGCGGTGAATATATTGCATCTACAAATTATGCGCAATCTGTAAAGCAGGCTGTTCAAAAATATGAAGAGAAGTTTCCCGATATGAAGGGAAGTGTTCGTGGTTACCTTGCGGATAAGAAATAAATGCCTTTAGTTAAAAAAATTCTCAAAAACGATCCTCGCGAAGTGATCGTTAAATGGACAGGAAATGGTTCTGATACCATTACGCTTGCATCACTAGTATCTACAGGTCAAACTGCTTTGGGTACTCCTGCTTTAGGCGCACATATCATTGCTGTTTCTTCGTCTATTGCAGGCGGTGGTGATTGTACAGTTTCACGTAATGGTGAAATTGTTTTGCACATCCATGATAACTACGAATTTCAAACCGATGGAATTATTCAGGCTGTTTTGAGTGAAAATTTAACTAGTGATGTAGTGGTTAGTTTAGCCAACACAGGCACGTTAATTTTGAAGTTTCGCAAGGTGCAAGGTTATAGCGAAATTACATATTGATTATTGAAATTATAAGAACAATAAATAATCAAAATAGGAAATAAAATGGCACGGTTAATTACTGAAATCAACTTCGATCCTCTATCGCTTATCACTGAAGCAGATGCTTCTGGTGAGAAACACCTTTATATTAAAGGCCCGATGGCAGTTTCTGAGGTTAAGAATAAAAATGGTCGCGTTTATAAGAAGGCACTACTGGAAAAGGTCATTGATAAGTATACCACTGACTACATCAAAACAGGTCGCGCCCTTGGTGAACTAAATCACCCAGCACGATTGGCTGTGGATTATGAACGTGCAACACATTTGGTCACTGAAATGGTTCAGGATGGTAATGTTTGGATTGGTAAGGCGCGAGTATTAAAAACCCCAATGGGTCAGATTATCGAGGGGTTGCTTCGTTCTGGCGTCAATATTGGTATGTCTACTCGTGGCGCAGGTTCTATCGTAGAGTCAAACAACACTAAATATGTTGGTGATGACTTTGTTATGACAGCGATTGATGCAGTTAGTGACCCATCAGGCCAGTATGCTACTAAAGACGGTTCTTTAGCTGGTTGCTTCGTTAACGGAGTAATGGAAGGTGTTGAATTTATTCAAACTGCTGATGGTCGTTGGTTAGAGCAAGAGATTGCAGAAATCGCAAAAGTCGAATACGACAAAAAAACATTAAATGAAGCTAAAGCAATTGAATTGTTTAGCGCGTTTATGACTGGGTTAAAGACCGGTCGAATTGATTGATTTATCGAGTGATTTAACCCAATAAATAAACATATATTAACTAGGAATTATACCATGAGTTTAGAACAAATTATCAAAGATCGTTTGGCTGCTGCAACAAAGCAAATGACCGAATCAACACAGCCTGTAGTCGCTGAGAAAAAAGAAGCTGAAGAAGTTACCGCTAATGCGCCTACTGAAACTGCAGAAGATAAGGGTGTAGAGGATAAAGTGTCTGTTGACACAAAGGCAAAGAAGCCAGTCAAAGAGTCTACAGAATCAAGCGCAACCGTCTCTAGCCAAGTTTCTGCTTTGCTGGAAGCTGAAGGTTTGTCCGATGAATTTAAAACACAAGCAGTGACTATTTTTGAAGCTGCTGTGACTGATCGCGTTCTTTCTATTCAGGAAGAAATGCAAAAAGAATTTGATGATCAATTGGCTGAAGCCAAAGAAAAATTGAATAGTGATATTGATGAGTTTTTGAGTGAAGCCGTTGCCCAATGGCAAAAAGATAATGAAGTAGCAATCAAAACAAACTTTAATACCCAAGTGACAGAAAGTTTTATGGATGGTCTGCGTTCGCTAATTGCTGAACACAATATTGAAGTCCCTGAAGGTAAAGAAGATGCGTTGGCTACAGCGTTGACAGAAGTTGAAGCATTGAAGGAATCTGTTAAAGAACAAGAAACTGCTCAAGCTGCGTTGCACGAACAAATTAAACAGTTCGAAAGCAAAGCATTGTTAGAGTCGTTCCGTTCGAAAATGACCGTTGTGGAATATGACCGCTTCGTTCAATTGACCGAATCTATCAAATTTGAAACTGCTGATCAATATGAAAAACAACTGACTATCGTGCTGGAAAACTTCGGTTCTACTGCACCTAAGAAAGCTGCTAAACCAGTTACAGAAGAAGTAGTGGAAGTTGCTGTTGAAGACAAGACTGTGGCGGAATCCACAAAACTTGCTCCTAACATGGCAATGTACGTGAATGCTCTGAAAACCGGCGCTCGGTAATCATAGTCAAAAACTAACGACATATGGATAACCATAAATACATATGTCGAATTAAACTCGTCAATTAAAGGAAATAAAATGACAATTCAAGCCGTACCTAATGTACAACAATTGCTCGAAAAATGGGCACCCGTTCTGAATGCCGATGATGTGGCTCCAATCACTGATCGCGTTCGCCGTGAAACCACTGCTGTTCTGTTGGAAAACACCGAACAAGACATTTTCAAGAAACAAGCTATGCTGAATGAAGCTGCGCCTGTCAACACTACCAACGGTTATTCCAATGGTGCTGGTGGCGATGGCTTGGCTAAGTACGATCCAGTGTTGATTTCCATGGTTCGCCGTGCTGCTCCACAGATGATCGCTTATGACATCTGCGGCGTTCAACCACTGCGTCAGCCTACCGGTCTGATTTTCGCTCTGCGTTCCAAGTACAGCACCATGAATGGTGCTGAGGCTCTGTTCAATGAAGCTAACACTGCATTCTCCGGTGCTGCTGCTCCTGCACACGCTGGTACTGACCCAACTGCAGATTTCGTTGACCAAGACGCTGGTACCGCTGGTAACCAATTTGGTACATTCACCACTGGTACTTCAATGACCACTCAGTTCGGTGAAACCTTGGGTGGCGGTGTTAACGCTTTCAGCGAAATGTCTATGTCCATCGAATCGATGACAGTGACTGCTGGTAGCCGTGCATTGCGCGCTGGTTACTCTGTTGAGTTCGCACAAGACTTGCAAAACCTGCATGGTCTGAATGCTGATGCTGAACTGAGCAACATCCTGTCAACTGAAATGTTGTCTGAAGTTAACCGCGAAGTTCTGCGTACTATGTACTCTATCGCTAAGGTTGGCGCACAAGACGCTACCACTGCTGGTACATTCGACTTGACAACTGACTCTGATGGTCGCTGGTTGGCTGAACGTCATAAGGGCCTGTTGTTCCAGATCGAGCGCGAAGCTAACGCGATTGCACAACAAACCCGTCTGGGTAAAGGTAACTTCATCGTCTGTTCATCTGATGTGGCTTCCGCATTGGCTCTGACCGGTCTGTTGGATTACGCACCTGCATTGTCTGCTGGCACTTCCATGAACGTGGAT